GTTTGAGCTATACCGGCAATTCCTGGCCGATGAAGCTGTCTGGATTTGCGACGATATTACTGCTGATTTCTTTGACCCACTTGTTGACCCTCCTGGCAAAGGAATGGTGCAATATTTTGAAGGATTGCCCGGCGACAAGCGGCTTTATCCCGACGTGTTACATTTTGGCAATTGTCAGGGGATTTGCCTTATATGATACCAAAACAAGATATTATTGATGGGTTGCCTATTCGATGGGCTTTTCACAAATGGCTAACAGGTGGACAATGGAAATTCAACGAGTGGCGCGAATGCCTACTTAGTTTTAACCAGCGTGGCTATGAAATAGTTTACGAGGTTTTTAATGATGAAAGATTTATGCTAGATACGAGGCATTTTTTAGAGGCTCATAACGCTATGACTTTAACTGGTTTTATTAAACTTTGGCTTAAATCTTGTAAAGAATATCAGCAATTATTAAATGATTAATAAGCCCTGGCTTCCCTACCTTGTAACTGATTACATCAAACGACTTAATCCCAAACGTGTATTTGAGTGGGGGAGCGGGGAGAGCACCTTATTCTTTATCGAAATGGGGATTAGGCATTTGGTATCAATTGAGCATGATCCTAAGTGGTGTAGGGATGTTGCCAAAAAGATAACTACTGCTATTGACTACCGCTTTATCCCTTTTGAAGATGAGTTACTGGGTAACGATCCGGCTAACCCTCTTCACTACAAATCCGGATCAACTAACTTGGGTGATGTCAACTTCAAACGCTATGCCTCAATCATTGACGAATACGACCTGTTTGATTTAATACTGATTGACGGCATGGCCCGTGCCTCTTGCCTACATCACGCCTTTAACCACGTTACGCCAGGGGGTTGCATTGTACTCGATAACACGGGTGATAGGCCATATTACCTCGAACAAACAGAGGCAATGTTTGGCAATTATGAGGCGGGTTGGGAAAAAATCACAATGATGGGCTATGGCCCAATTCTCTCCTATAAGTGGGAGACAACGATATTTATCAACAGGAGCAAAGCGGATTATGAATGATGAATGGCAGAAAGCAATAGAGAGATTAACCGTTACTTGGATGGAAAGCCCATTTGGTTCATTCTCTGAGATGTTACCCGTCGAACCAATTAAGCCAACCTGGAAAACAAAACTGGCAAACACACTATATCATACCGTTTATGTCACTGCTTACTATCCCCTACGCTGGACCTATCTCACTTGGGATGCTATAAAAGAAGCTTTTAATGATGCTTGGGAAAGGTGGGACTAATGAATGAATACACCCTGCGCGTCTTGGCTAACAAGGCTCTGGCTGACAAACCATTTCCTGAAACAATGTTCCCCCCTTCACCTTATTACCGCTTTTTAATGCACCTTGCCGCTGAATTGCATCCCTCGTTATCGGTGGAATTGGGGGTTTGCGGTGGGGGTGGCTCATTGCACTTATGCCGGGGCTACTCAGGGGGTAGAGTGGTTGGCATAGATAACGCTGATGACCATCCTGAAAATATAAAGTACATTCGCCAAAACTTTATGAACTTTCATTACTGGTTAGGTGACAGTGTGCTGGCGGCGAAAGAGATACACCGGCTATATGGGGATGTGGGGATACTTTTTGTTGATACAACGCATACTTATGAGCAAACAATGATGGAATACGAAGCATGGCGTCCATATCTGGCAAGTAAAGCGGTTGTCTGTTTTGATGATCTATTCAGGCCGGGAATGGATAAAGCGTGGAATGAGCTACCGTCACCAAAACTGCGGCTTGACGAATTGCATACCGGGGCTGAAAACGGCGGGGGATTCGGGGTGATATGGACGGGATAATATGAAAATTCTGGTTGTAATCACATTTCTTTTGTCTTGTTACGCTATGTATAGCAATAGAGTTGATGTTGCCATTTATGCTATCCTTGTTACCATTATACTTGAACTAGAGCGCCTTTTAGATAAAAATGATTGACATCTCGGCGGTATCCGGCACTTACAACCGCATAGACAGCTTACAGCGCATGATACAATCGGCCCGCGCCTCGGTTGATGGCATCCTGGGTTTGCAATTATCTTTTACCCTAGTTGATGGTGGCTCCCAGGATGGCACAATTGAATGGTGTAAGACGCAACCCGATATAGCTCTAATCGAACACGGTCAACTGTTGGGCGCAATTAAGGCGTTTAATGACGGGGCTTTTGCAACGCAGGCTGATTATATCATCCTGGCAAATGACGATATAGAATTTGTTGACGATAGCATCTTAACTGCCTGGCAGTACATGCAGGACAATCCCGACTGTGGCGTGGGCTGTTTCTATCAAAACCGTAACGGACAAAACTGGCACGTTGAAAACATGCCCTGTGCTGAAGGTGGAAAGCAGGTCTACCGGCCCTATGGTCAAGTGTGCATTGTTCCCAAGTGGTTAGGGGATATAGTTCATTGGTGGGGCAATCCTGAAACATTTGTAGCCAAGCGCCTAACAGTGCCTAAAACATATGGGGGTGACAACGAGCTATCTAGCAATGTCTATGAACTCGGTTACAAGGTGTCACCCATCCCTAACGCCAAAGTATCTGACCATGAAGTACAGGACGATCTGCGTAAAATCAACAATCAGGGGGCAATGACGGATCCAAAAAAGACTGCCGGCTATCATCCCGACAGCTACGCCTGGGGTAAAAAATGGCAATTCCCGGAGCGACGGGATGTTGAAAGCGGGCGCATCCTAACCGGCCCTACGATCCGTTGGTATCCGCTAAAAGAGAATCCACTCACTAAAAAGCATCGGGTTTTATACCTGCCTATCTATGAGCAGGGATGGGCTATCCAAAAAGAGCAAAAGCGCGGTTTACGCGAAGCGCTGGCTAAGATTGCCCTGACTGTCGAGTATGATTACATCCAACGCTTTACCGACTTGGGCAAGCAGGGAATGATGGCTGAGTTAATGCGCCTCATTCGCAAAGTATCACCCACGATCTTTTTGAGCCAGCTTCACAATGGAGCGCAGATTAACAATGAAGATATTTTTACCTTGCGGCAATCCTGGCCTGATACGCATTTTATCAATTGGAATGGTGACTTTTGGCCTGAGAACCTGCTAAGTGAAGACGGCATCAAACTGGCAAAATCCTTTAATTTACAACTAACGGTGAATAGAGATGCACTTGAGAAATACCAACAGATGGGCGTTAATGCTGGCTACTGGCAAATTGGTTTTGAGCCTGACGGGGTTGGTTATGAAGGTGGCGTTCCTTTTGATGTTGTCTTTTTGGCAAGCGGCTATTCATCGGCGCGTAAAGCGCTGGTTAGGAACCTCAAAGGGCTTAATTGCACTTTTGGCTTATACGGTAGTGGCTGGCCTGAATCTCAAGGGCAGACAATGTATAACTTTGTCGAAGGTTGCAGAATCTACCGTGCCGCCAAAATCGGAATAGGGGATAGTCAGTGGCCCGACACGGGATTTGTTAGCAATCGAGTCTTTCAAATCCTGGCCGCTGGCGGTTGCGCTATGGCTCATCAGTGGTTTAGAGATATGGACAAGCTGGGCTTGATTGACGGTGAGACGTGTATTATTTGGCGTGACTTCTCAGAATTAGAACAAAAAATTAAATACTACTTGAACCACGAAAGTGAACGGGTGGCTATAGCGGCGGCAGGCGAGCGCCTGGCATTGGAGCATCATTCGTTTGAGGCGCGGGTAAGTGAACTCTTAACAATGATTGAGCCACAGAAGGTAGAGGATAATTGGCGATGGTAGAGGATGCTTGGCAAGAAATTATCGAAAAAATTCCATATGGAATTGAACGCCATCAAAGATTTCTTGTTTATTGCAATGTTGTGGGTGAGTTAAATTACCAAGACGCCATAAAAAGAGCTTTGACCTGTTTACCTAGTGAACTTCCTGACGTAATATTCGAGACAGAAAAGAGTAGAATGATGGAATTTTGGCAAGATAAAACCGTCTTGATAACTGGCGCATCTGGATTCGTTGGCACTCACCTAACTGCTAAACTTAATGAACTCGGTTGCATCCCAATTAACCCTAGCTCCCTCATTTACGATTTCCGACGCTATGACGACACAGCGGCTATGTTTAGAGATGTTGGTAAAATTGACGTGTTATTCAACCTTGCAGCTAATGTAGGCGGCATAGGCTACAATCAACAGCACGGCTATGATCTCTACTATGATAACCTACAAATTTGCACCAATCTTATCCACCATGCTAAGAATGGCAACGTGGGCAAATTTGTTCAAATTGGCACTGTCTGCGCTTATCCCAAATATACCACAGTCCCATTTGATGAGCGCACTATTTGGGATGGATACCCTGAAGAAACAAATGCGCCTTATGGCCTGGCCAAGCGGATGGCTCTGCTACACCTGCAATTAGCCCGTAAGGATTTCGGCCTAAACGGTATCTACCTATTGCCAACTAACCTATATGGGCCGGGTGATAACTTCAATCCTGAGCAATCGCACGTTATCCCGGCTCTAATTAAAAAGTTCATAGACGCCAAACGTGATAATCTTGATACGGTAGAGATTTGGGGAACCGGTAACGCAAGTAGGGACTTTTTGTTTATTTCTGATGCGATTCGTGGTATAATGCTCTTAGCTGAGAAATACAATAAACCAGAGCCGGTCAACTTGGGCAGCGGTAACGAGATTAGGATAGACGTTATTGTTGAGCATCTCAGGGAACTAACCGGATATAGAGGCAAAATCAAGTACAACAGCGATAAACCCGATGGGCAACCCCGGCGTGGTCTACGTATCTGGACAGCGAAAGAATTAGGTTGGCTACCAGAAGTTAGCTTGAAAGATGGATTAAGGCAAACCATTAGCTGGTATGAAGCAAGTCTTTAACTCTATACTTTAGCCTTTAACGGTTTACACCCATCAGGCGCGATTCTTAAGTGAGAATTTGCGCCTTTTATTTTATCAGGGGAATAATGATTTCAATTATTACACCGGCTAGAATTGAAACAATTGAACAACTCCAATGGCTTAACGAGATGGTTGATAGCGTCATTGGACAAATGATGCAAGAATGGGAACTTATCCTGATGGATGACGCCAGCCCCATGTCTATCACCCTCAATGCCTCTGATGACAGAATACGCTATTTCCGTATGGTCAACCGGGGCGGGCCAGCGCTTTGTCGCAACACAGCAGTGAGATTGGCCCGTTATGACGCTCTGTTACCCGTTGACGCCGATGACCTGCTATCCTCTCCTGATGTGTTAGGCACATTGTTTTCTACCTATCAAAAAGACCCCTCTAAAATAATCTATGGCGACTTGCAACGATATGAACGCCTTCCTACCGGCCAATGGCAAAAGGGCAAGCGTTTTGATCTGCCAGAATACACATTTCTGAAGTCAATGGATTTGAATGGGATTATGCCGGTTACGGCTTTACATTCTTACGATTGCCATATGAAAGCGGGGGGTTGGAAGCCTGAACTTGAAGCAGGGTTAGAGGATGTTGAATATTGGATAGGCGCGGGTAAGGCCGGTTTTTGCGGACAGCGTGTGCCGGAAGTGGTTTTGCTCTATCGTAAACACGACAGCAGCAGAACGGCTAAACTATTAGAGAGCAAGCGGAACACCGAGATGCGGAACGCTATCCGCGACTTACATACAGATGTTTTTGAAGGGAGATACCCGATGGGATGTTGCGGCGGTGGGCGGCCTTATGTGCCACCCGATACATTTACACAAGCGAATGTTTCAGCGCCTAGTACGCTCGACAAATACTCAAGTCAGGATAAAGTGTGGGTAGAGTATACCGGCAAGCGCGATGGTAGCTTTGGGATGGTAGGCAGGTTTACAAATATCAGTTACGTTGTCAATGGGCCAGGCCATAAGATAGAAGTCCATGTCAATGATTTACCTCAATTCAAACGCTCTGGGCGTGGTTATGATTTTAGCGTAGGAGTGCAAGCACCAAATGGCAAGGTGCAGGTAATAGAGGTTAAGGACGTGGGTAATTCAACTTTTGTTGCGCCTGCGCCGCAGATAGCCCAAATTGAGCGACTAGATGGAGTGATGGCCTAATGGCCCGTAGTGACATCGTAACGCTTTTGCCCATTGATCGGTATGGAGCATTGATGTACATTTTTCCCCCGCATCTGAATGGCCTATGGGGGCAGCAAGCACCACTAAAAAGCGGCTGTGATGAGATATGGGATCAAGACGCCCGTGACTTTCTGGCCAGGACAATGAAACAGGCTGAGGAGTTAATAGCTATCGAATTAGGTTTTCAACCTGCACCGGCCTTTGTCACTGATGAGTTGCAAATGGAGGGGCTGACGGGCGTTAGGGGGGATTGGTATCGGGCCGAGCTAAAAACCGATTACGGTTATGTTGAGGACTTTGGAGTTGAGCAGCTAACATTATTACAGGCTGATGCCTCAGTTGAATACCTTGACCTGGATAATGATCCTTTAGAGCGCCATGAAACGGCTGAAATTGGCAATGCTATTTATGCCGATTTACCAGCCTGCGCCCGGCCATGTGATGTAGCCGTTTTCTTTCGAGTTGCAGATGGCGCGGAGGATGCGGCTGATCCACGTTGGGAAATACGGCCTCTAAAGGTTGACATAGACGGCTCAACGATGCGAATTAGAGCCGAGGCATCTATGTTTGTCCAGCCGAATAAGTGGCTACTTACGGCCCAGAATAGCGCCACTGATGAAAACGCCTGGAAGGTGGATTACATCACCCCTAACAATTTTGTCACTCAGGTTGACGTATACTGTCGAACTATCAACACAACGTTGCCTCTTGTATTGCGATGGGATAATCGCTGCACTTGTACCTCTACCCCTTGTGCACATGATACTCAAAACGCCTGTGCTTATGTGACTGATAAACGGCGTGGCTTTTTTGTACCTAGACCGGCAACAGGAGCTAATACCTATACCCCGGCAAAGTGGCGTTATCCACCTGAGAGTGTTTGTGCCAACTACCGGGGAGGCTATCCACTTGATCGTAACTGCCGAATGAACCCCGACTTGGAGCGGGCTATTGTCAAACTCACTAATGTACTGTTACCAGAGCCACCATGTAACTTCTGTGATGCGGCTCAGGTACGCTGGAAGCAAGACCGTGACCCCATTGACCCATTGACGCCAGAAGCGGCCAGTATGCCCTGGGACTTGTATTCTAAGGGTGCATTAGAAGCCTGGCGCATTGTCAAAAAGTACGCAATGGGTAGAGGGGGTAAACTAGGTAGACAATAATCCTGTTTTATGTTACAATGTTATTGGGTGACTAGCTACGGCAAGGTGAAGCAATGCCCAATGGTGGAATTAGACACAGCCGGTTAGCTCCGGTGGTTTTGTAGGTAAAATCCTACTTGGGGTAAGTTGCCAACTCCAAAAAGATTAGGTGGCAGTAGCGGCCTAATAAATTAAATACTAGCCTTTCGGCTGATTAGCCCAGCGGCGTTGATTCCAAGTGAATCGCGCCGCTTTTTTTATTATGAAATGGGGAGCCTACTACCGACAATCACCCAAAACGGTGACTTATAGAATTGGGCGACGGCGCAAAGCCTCGGTAGGGTATTTTACCCCCGAACAATGGAAACAACTTTGCGAGTTTGCCGAATACAAGTGTATGAAGTGCGGTAAGGGAAATTGTCACCTTTCACCTGACCATATTCAGCCGGCAAGTCGAGGCGGTAGTACGTGGCCCACGAATATCCAAGTTTTGTGTGTAAGGTGTAACGTGGCAAAAAGCAACATTTACACTACTGACTACCGGCCTGAACACGTTAAAAAATGGGCTGAAGCTGAATTAAAGAAGATGCTAGATGCCTCTACTATTCCGTAACATCCGCGCTCGCAAACGACGCGCTTTGATAACTGACCTTAACCGGATAGCCAGAGATGCTATCTCTGAGGCACTTGATAATGAGGTAAAACCGGCGCTGATTAAATCACATAATTTAGTGGTGGCTAATTGGAAGAATAAGCCGAAATTCCAAACGCGTAAGGACATTAAACCGACCAAAATTAGTATGACGGTTTTCCCGGTCGGCCCAAATGCCAAAATTTATGGCTACGTAGATCAAGGAACGGAACCGCATATTATAGCCGCTAAAAATGCACTATTTTTATCATTTAATCTTGGCTATAAACCCAAGACACTGGCTAAACCAGCTAGAACGGTATCAGGGGGAGGCACATCAACCGGCCCAAGAGTTTTCGCCAAAGTGGTACACCATCCCGGCTCAGAGGCACGGGAATTTTCCGAGACAATTGCAGGGGACATTGCACCGGATTTCAAGCGAATAATTGAAAACACCTTTAGAGATGTAGCCCGGAAAGTTGAGGAATAGCAATGGCTGATGAAATTATCTTACAGCGTAAATATGGCAATGTTGACGTGCAAATTGGAGGGCCGGGTAATCCCTGGCAGTATCTAAGCTCCTGCGCGGCTATGACTGGCCCGGAAGTGCCCTTCGGTGATTTGGAATCGAGATGGTGTCAAGACCCTCAACGTGCCGGGGGGTTTAAGCGTTCAAGCAAAATCAGAACCGCACCGGATTTAATCACCTTCGACCTGACTACCAAGCTGGGCAAGATTGATTACCTGAACCGGCTTAACTGCCCCTTTAGTCAGCGGGCGCGGTATGCCCTTTGCGGAGAACGTGAAGACCCTAGCAACTACGATCCGCTTATGCTCACCTATTGCCCGGTTGAATTGACATCAAAAACCTATGAAGATTTGGTTGTGACCACCGAGGAAAATAACGATGAAATAATGGTCACGACCCCGGCCAGTGCCGATTATGAATACCGGATTGAAAAGATTAACCCCGGCAGGACTGGCACGGCAGCCACGCTTGGAGACCAGGCCATTAACGACATTGAATATTGTGATGCGGCCCAATGCGGTGGCTATTGCGGCGATGTGTCCGATGGCTGTACCACTGTTTATGGCGTAACCGATGCGGACACAACCCCCTACGCAAATCCCAACCTGGTTAAGGGGGTAAAGAACCTCAATTCAGGTGCATTTACATGGAGCGTTGCGCCCATCCTGGGGCTAAATAGCAACGTTGAAAATATCGAGTGCGCCGGTAATCGCCTCATTGTTTCAAGCAATGGGGATAGTGCGGTAGCTTACAATACCAATGCCGATTTTGACCAAGATGAATGGAACGTCGTCACCCTAACCCGTGTACCATCAACCAATCACAATGCGCTATTTGCCCGTACCAGCCGGGAAATATGGCTCGGTTGTGTAGGTGGATATGTTCTCAAATCAGTTGACGGCGGGTCAACTTGGGCAGAGGTACATCAAGCCACAATTACCACCGAGACCTTTAACGCGGTTTACGCCTACGATAAAGATTTGGTAGTAGCGGTTGGCAACAACGGCGTGATGATACTCTCTCAAGACGGCGGAGAGACATGGGCCGATATAACCGAAGTTGCCACTACAGCGGCTAACTTGCTGGCTGTGGTCATCCCTCCTAACCGGTCAAAAGAGATTTATATCGGTACAAACAACGGGCGTATTTATCGTAGTGTCAACGGGGGTGATACATTTGCTCGCATTTCCTTCGATGGTGACAGCGTAGGTACGGTTGATGACCTAGCCTTCTGTGGCCCTTGCGCGGGGGATGTGATGTTCATTCTCCACAATGACGCCGGCCCGCGTGCGCGGATATTGCGTGATTTAAGCGGCGGGGCTGGTGGGGCGGATATTGAGATTGTAATGGATTACACTCAGACCATCCAGGCGGGCATTGACCTTAACGCGCTGGCCTGTTGTGATGTTAATGAGGTTATTGCCGGGGGCGAGCTTCAAGGCGGATTCCCGGTTGTCATTCTGGCTAATTAGAAAGAAGGTTAAATGAAGAAGGGTACTTCACCAAAAGAGTTAAATGAAGGCTATGTAGAAGAAGTTTTAAGTTCCGGCGTCAAAGTTAAAATTCTGCCATTTCCGGCCCGCTTGTGGGAGAAAATACACGAGCGGGTTTTACGTGAATTTCCAGAGGTAAAACCACCTAAGAAAACAATTAGCGTGGTTGGCGGCACTGAGGAAATGGATGACTTCAAAAACCCTGAATATCTGGTAACTAAAAGCGAAACTGACAAGAAACGTCAAGGTTTACAAGCGAAACTTGTTGGAGATGCTACACTTGACTTGTGCGTAGAGGTTGATATTCGGCCATATGAGGCTGAGTTAGAACGAATTTCTAACTACAGTGGCGAACCCGTCCCTGATAATCCCACCGAACGCAAAATTTATTTTTTAACTGATTTTGCTATACGTAACCGGTCAGATTACGAGAAAATAGGCTCTATTTCAGTAACGCTTATGGCTGTAGGGGATGCGGAGGTAGCAGAGCGGATAAACTCCTTTCGGGATAACCTGGCACAACCAACCCCTAATGGAACTTATGCACCCGGCGCTGATGAAATTCAGCGGGTGGAAGTGGAACAGGCGCAAACGGGAACTTGACGCGGCTCACTGGTGGGGCGGCTTATCCCCCGGTGAATTTGATGACCTCTCCAAAGACGAAAAATTAGACCTCATAGCCTTGTACGAAGCTGATTGGCGCATCAATGCCATCAATAACTATGAGGCAGCAGAAGAAGCGTCGCGTAAAGCTAAAAAACCCAAGCGAGGCAAAAAATAAGTGGCACTCCCTGAAGTAGGCTTAAAGGCTGTACTTGACGTAACAGAAATAACAAAAAACAGTAAAATTATTACCAATGCATACGATGCTATTGACACAAAAGCCAATACAGTGACTGGCTCGACGGTGGCATTAGGCAATAACCTATTAAAATTAGGGGCGGCGGCGGCTGGCGCTGCCCTGGCCGGAATTGTCGCACTAGGTACGGCTATAACTGGATTTGCTGTAACGGGTATTCGAAAAGCCATTGACCTTGACCAGCGCATGGCGAATATTGCCGCTACTGCTGGCGTGACAAAAGAGCAGGTAGGCGGCTTAAAAGACCTCATTTTTGACCTCTCGTTAAATCCTAATTTGGTAGTAAATACAAATCAAGCGGCTGACGCTATTGAAGTCCTATTGGCAAATGGGGCCAAACTTACTGATGAGTTTGGCAACGTAACCGATGCGGGCCGGGAATTAGCTACTCAGGTTGTCGCTATGTCCAACGCCACAGGGGGTGACTTTGCGCTATCAGCTTCTATTGCAACGGATGCGACCAATGTATTTGGATTAGCAACCGAGGATTTAGGCAAAGTAGTTGATGGGGCAACCGGCGTTATGGTTGCCTCGAAATTTGGGGCGACTGATTATGCGCTGGCACTGGCTCAAGCTGGTGGGGTAGCTGGACAGACCGGGGTAGAGATTGAGGATTTTAATACCTTTATTGCTGGTACGGCTTCATACTTTTCAAGTGGCAGTGACGCGGGTACAAGTTTTAAGACGTTTCTCAACCAGCTTACCCCCTCGACAAATAAATCAGTTGACGCTATGCGGGAGTTGGGCTTGTTTACTGGCCTGTCGGGGGCTGAGTTTGAAAAAGCACAAGCGAAAATGGCTAAAATCACCCTAGAGATAGCCAAACTAGACCCAACCTCAAAAAACTATACCAAACGTTTAGGTGAACTAAGAAAAGAACAGGAAATTTTAAGCCATTCTCTTGTGGAGGGTCAAAACGCCTTCTTTAATCTTGATGGCTCTATGAAATCCGGCGCTGAAATAACCGAGCTACTTCATAATGCTTTGTCGGGCTTGACCGAAATTCAACGAGCAGAGGCGCTAGAAACGATATTTGGGGCTGATGCTTCACGAACTGCAGCGGCTATTGCCGGAATGACCAGAGAGGAATACGAGGCACTAAGTGCAACTGTTAATGAAAATGGACAGGCACTCAAAGCGGCGGCCACACGGGTTGACAGCCTATCGGGTGCGTGGGAGATTCTACAGGGCATTATTGAGGCGATTCAAATTCAGGTGGGGGATGTGTTTTTGCCTATGTTGCGTCAAATCACATCAGCCTTTATTGACCTGGCTCAACAGAATGGGCCAATGGTAGTAGGCTTTTTTGAACAGATAGCCACATCCATTAGTAATTTGATTGTTTTTGCTCAATCGTTATTTTCAGCATTTCAATCGGGCGGTGTGGGGGGACTGGTCGGCGCTTTGGGCTTAACCCCGGCTACAATTGAACTGATTGATAAAATCACGATGACTATTTCGGGGCTGGCAAGTGCGCTTATGTCCAGCCTATTTCCGGCGCTTTCATCGTTTTCGGGTGGGGATATACTCACAACTATCAACACAGCCATTGAATTTTTGAACGCAAATTTTGAGGCGTTCAAAGGGGCAATTCTGGGGGTAGGAGCGGCATTAGGCGGGGCGGTTATCGCTGCCATTATTGCCGGAATTGGGACGGCAATTGCGGCTCTAAATTCTCCTATCGTGGCTATTATTGCCGGTGTAGCCCTGCTAGGAGCAGCCTGGGGAGGGAACTGGGGGGGGATACAAGATAAGACATTTGCTTTTTGGGAAGTTATTCAACCGCTACTGTCTCAACTAACAACATGGTTAGGTGTTAATATTCCAATAGCTATACAGGTTTTATCTGGTTTTTGGACAAATACTTTGTTGCCGGCTATGACTGCTGTTTGGCAATTTATTGATACCACAATGTTTCCCTTGTGGCTACAACTGCAAACTTTCCTGGTTGATGTGGTGGGCATCGCAATTACCAACCTCTCTAACCAGTGGACTAACATCCTGATACCTGCCCTGACTGCTGTTTGGGATTATGTCAGCATTAACGTTTTGCCCCTGCTCGTTTCAATCGGGGAGGTAGTCAACGCAGTTGTGAATAAGGCCATTGAGGCCAGCGCGGGGTTGTGGCAGAATATTTTACTACCGGCTTTAATAGCAGTAGGTGAATGGATGAACACAAATCTGATGCCAACCCTAACCGCTATTGGGGAATATCTCACCTCGACTTTTGGGCCAATGCTGGGAACTACGGCAGGGGGGTTTGATAGCATCACCACAGCCCTACAATCGGCTACTACTTTTTTTAGTGACTTCGCCGAAAGTATCAGGAACTTTGAGCTTCCCTGGTTCCTCACTCCTGGCAGCCCGACTCCCCTTGAACTTGGATTAACCGGCATTGCCGGAATCCTGAACGGGCCGCTAAAGGGCGCTTTTAACACCTTTGGACAAATAGGGGCTAACTCGGTTAAGATTTTGAGTGGACTTCTGGCCGGTGAATTCATCCTCTCCCTGCGCACTATTGAGGAAACTGTCACGCGCTTGTTTACCATCTGGCCTACTTTAATAGATGCTGTTCAGCTTAAGATAACGGCCATGATTAGCTTATTGGCCCAATTACAATCCCGTTCAGGCACAGCTACATCTGCCATCATTTCGGGTTGGAGTTTGGTGAACAGCACTATAGGCGGGGTAGTTTCTAAGTTGTCATCAGCGGCCACAAGCTTGACAACAATTACCAATAATGCCACAGCCGCATCAACGGCGCTTAAGGGATTGGGAGCAATTGTTTTTGACAGCCTGATTAACCGACTGAATACATTAGAGGAAAAAGCGAGTGATGTTGAAAGTGGTTTTGAGGGTGCATTAGAGGCAGCGGATGAAATGAGAAGTATTACCTTTTCGAGTATGGCAAGTGCCTTAAATGTTATCAATAGTTTGATTGAGGATATTATTGAAAACTTTTACGAAATGGTAGAGGCAGCAGAGGCAGCTCAAAGCGCAGCGGGCGGGGCAACGGGGGGCGGTAACACCCTTGCGGGTTTAGGTGGGCAGGCAGCAATAGCGACGGCAGGGGGGGGGAGCAATGCGACTTCACCGATAACGACAACTCCGGTAAGGGGAGCGGGTGGCAATGTGACAAATATTACCATGCAAAACAATTTTGGCGGTAATACGCTGGGGAGCAATATGGATATGGCTCAATTTGACCAAATGGTACTCAGAAGCTTAACCCGGTTAATGAGTTAAAATAATGGGACTTCCTAATCCAATCCTCCGCTTTAGCGATGGCTCTAAAATCGTTGACATTCTCGCCCCTGGTTCGGGCTGGAAGATGGCCGACCCGTATTGGAATCCGCAAATAGCTACGTATAAGCGTGGTGGCTTTAAGATTAACCCCTCGATAGCGGAGGGTCAGCGCCTTGTCCATAAAGAATATGACAACGTTATTGAGACAATCCCGATTGAGGCAGCAGGGCCAGACCAAAACTTGACCATTGCCACAATTAACGAGTTGCTATCCCTATCACGTCAAGCGGCTGACTTTTGGGCTGAGAGTTACGAATTTGATGACGTTTGGATGGAAGTCGCGCCGGCCTGTGAGGGCGCTTTGGTGGGGTATGCCCGCATTAGCCAGATGCGAATACCAGAGCTAACAAACCCGTTTGGGCAGCCGTTTTTTAGCAGTTTTAACGAAGCGGTTATGGCGGGGCTATCGCTTATCGTTGAGAGAGAGCCATTGTGGAGGGCAGTACCACCAGGGCAGATTATTGGCCCGCTTTATAATCTGCTCAAAAATCCTGACTTTGAGCTTTGGAATTTTGGCATAACGGATGCTCAGCCAGATAGCTGGAACGATCTTGAGACAATCCAGATAACCGGCCAAAATAGTCAACAAAGTACAGCTCCACATAGTGGTAATTATGCGCTTAAAGTGCAAGTCACCGGTTCAACTGCAACCGGTCGCTTTAAGGGCTGTACTCAGATCGTAGCAGATACCAGAGATAGCACTGAATATACCGTTATCGCCTGGGTGCGTTCTGATGGGGTATCCAATGGCGTGGGTAGAATTCTCATTACCTATTCTAGCCAGCTTGAGGTGTATCGTTCATCAACTATGCACGGCTGGACGCTCTACACTGGCAAGTTTACAACCGGCATAGATGATATTGTCGCCATCAACTGCGAGATTTTGACCACAGCAGCTTTCACGGTTGGTACGGTTTATTTTGACAGCATAATGATTTTAGAGGGTGATTTTGAAGATTATGCCAAATTAGGCGTTTTGCCTTATATGTCATCCTCTGCCATTGTAAACCATTGGGACGTGCCAGGGGGTAACATTGTCGAGGCAGGCGACATTAACTATATTGACGTGTGGGACATGCCGGGTAACGTTGATGCGCTGGTGCGAATTGAGTTTCTAAATAATACCTCCATAGTCGAGTTTACTAATCCCGCTGAAGTTGTGGCGGCCTTGCGTATCGGTATGCGTCGGGCGGGTGATGTGTTCCTGTTCCAAAACTTTCAAGACCCTTCTGGCCCGACGGATACAACCGCGTCAAGCGATAGCCGGATAAATAGTGGTACACTTTCAACTACCGCCTGGGCAGGCGTCTCAACTTTCAACATCCAAACCCCTACAATTACCAGAGAGAACCAGGGCCGGTTTAGAGCATTTGCCAGGGTGTTTGACACTCGTACCAGTGGTCTTTTAACCCTACTTGCCCGCTTGCGTTATTGGGTAGGGGTAGGGGGGTTTAGCGTCAAGACACTGGATGCCCAAACAGCGCCTATCCTCAATAACTGGTGTATTGTGGATTTAACCCCTAATGCCGGGGTAAATTGGGACACAAAAGGCAACGCGGACGTGCCTAGCAACTTTGGCTTTGACGTTCAAATGATGCGCTCTGCCAACACCGATCAGGCGTATCTTGATTATGTCCTACTTTTGCCAACCGATGGCGGTTGTTTAATTGCCACTATTTCACCCCCTATCCAATTTGGACAAGCGCTGATTGTTGACGCAACGGCTCAAAATACCAGTGTGGGCGGGCAATGGATTTTAAGCGAATGGCAGCAAGTAGCCTCATCTGCCAATATGAACAATATTGAATGGATGCGAAGTTTTGGCAATGCTCTATTCTTGATAACACTAGCCGGCAGGCTATTTAAGTACGAGAATAATGCGATTACCCAGCCAAGTACGGGCAATCAGGGAGCAATAGCGGTATATGGCAATCAGATTTACACATTTCAGATAGCAGCATCCTCAACAGGCTCGGCCTCGGATGGCATCACCTTCCCCGGCACGGTAATGTTTACTTTTGATTTCACTACCGCTTTTGGAGCGCGGGCTTTTGGCGGCAAACTATATATAGCCGGTAGAGATGCGGGTGTTACAACGGCCAGGCTTTACGAGTGGGATGGCTCAGCGGCAACCGCTACACTGTTAGTTGAAGATGCAACAGTTATCAGCTTTAATGATGTGTTTTTGTATCAAAATAGGCTATACACAGGTGGTACAAGCGCGGGGGTTGTCCAACTATTTTCATACGATCCGGCAACGGCCACTTACGCTCTAAGTCTAAATACCGGCATAGGTGGCAATGATAGAGTGCGATTTGTCGAGTTTCAAAACAAACTTTATCAGGTGGCTAACAATGCCACAGGTGGCATCAACGTTTTTGACGGCTTAACCTGGACTAATCAACAGTTGTTTACAGCCCTTAATCCGGGCTGGGCTGATTTAGCCGTGATAGATGATACCCTTTTTGTAATTGGCACGGATCAGGTCGCGCTCCCTACTCAAATTCTAGTTATCAAAACAACTGATGGGACTAATTGGGAGATTGACTTTCATCCCCCGGCCAGTGCCAATAACAACGGAAGACAGTTGGCCGTATCTCAGGGTCAATTATTCCTAAACAGCTCAGTAGGTACAACGGGCAACATCTACGCCAAAACTCTAACCCCCAATGAGTTTAAGGTAGCTGATTATCAGTTAATCCCCTTTTACTCACCTCCGAAAAAGCGGCATAGATTCTTTTTCAATTGGGATAGGGCAAACGACATAAATAATATTGACGATAAGGCGTTGGTGGGCCTCGGTTTTGTGCCAAGATACCTAAGTCTGAGGGGGAATAAATAAAATAAGGGAGTAATTACTCCCTTAGCTATGCTTTACTATGCTGGACACTGCCGGGCTTTACTGTACTCCACACGGCCTAACTTTGCGGCGCACTGCTCGACTGGGTTTATATCAACCCTCCCAAACTAACTCGCGCCAATTGGGAGGGATAAAAAAAGAAGTCCCATTTCTAGGACTTCACTATGCTTAACTACACTAAACTCTACTCGGCTCAACTTTGCTGGACTGGACTATACCATACTCCACAAGGCTTAACTAGACTGCGTAGTGGTAGAAGATATTATATCAGATGTTAGACGTTCTTACAAGTTTAGCTAAATATTCGTCAATGGCCCGACGAATATGCTCCGATAGACTTAATCCATTTAATTCTTCCAGAGCTTGTTTTTGTTTTTTGGTGATATAAATGTTAATTCTAATCATACAGATATTATACGCATATTTGATGTATTGTCAAGGTGGCAACCGCTAGATGCCCAATTTAGCCTTAATCGCCTACGAATCCCTTGTCAACTCAGGCACGCTCTACGCGGCTGAATTTGCCGATGATCTAAGCGCCAACCATGAAGGCTGGACACATACGATCAACGCGGTGGGGGGATTTGACAGTGCAAACTTCTCACTCAAAGGCGACAAGGATTACCTCAAAGATTGGTTTGACGATGGCATAATGCGGCGCGTGGTTTATTTCAATCCAGAGGCTATACCGATCTGGGAGGGGTTTGTCAGTCGCATGCGTTTTAGCTCTGGCACGGTACAAGAGACTAAGACGATTGACAACCTGTATAACCGGGTTTATATGGCCTACAATCCCCTTGATACTTCAACATCACCCCCTACCGAATTACCCCCAAAGGTGTTGATTTTCAACGATGCGGCCAGTCAACTTAAATATGGCGTCAAAGCGGTGGTTATTAGCGCAGGCGGGCGTACTGATGCGGTGGCTTTTGATTGGGGCCAAACGGTACTCAAAAACCGCAAAGAGATAGCCACAGGCGAGAGTGTCAACATCACGGCCTCAGATGCCTACAGCCTCGAAATAGAGTGTCGAGGCTATTTTCACACGCTCAAGTGGATACCCTACATTCGCAACATCACCGGCTCAATCCAGTCGCATCAGGTTATTCAGGAGGTTTTGGGCTATTTCAATGGCATAAATGGCGGCTGGATTAGCCAGAATTTTGGCCTGATGGATTACAACTTTGCGACCAGTCAGCGCGGGTATGATGATCTGCCCAACTGTTGGGACGTAATTGAAAATGTGATTAAATCGGGTGGACGCGGGGGAGAGCGCTGGGTAGGGGGGATTTACCAGAATAGGCAGATGATTTACAAACCAGCCGAAGAGGTTGACGGTCTGTATTCTGATGAGTTTCAACTTTACCGCAGTCTGGAGGATACGGGGCAATTCATTTATGACAGCGCCACCGGGACAGAGGTCAAACCATGGGATATGACGCCTGATAAGATTTTACACACAGTTGATATTAACGCCGGGGGTAGTAGGCATCTCAAATATATTGAACAGGTAACATTCAACGAACCTTACGGCCTCACTTTGGTGGGGGAAGATGATGAGCGTCTAAGCGTATTTCTAGCGCGGCGGGGATTACCAACAATCTAATGGAAGTTGATATCCTTTCTGACAAAATCAAACAGCAGTTATCAAGCTGGTTTCACAGGCGAGACAGGAGCCTCTATCTACCACCAAGCGCGTTTTACTATCTCAATAACGGGGCGTATCTGTCTAATGCGTTCATCAGTGAGACGGTATTAAGTGCAAGCGCGGCTAGTGTTACGTTTAGCAATATTCCACAGGGATTTAGAAATTTACTTATTTTTAGTCGTGCCAGATCAGACACAGTAGCAGAGCAAGATATTCTAGTACCAAGATTTAATGGCGATTCTGGGGCAAACTATGATATACAGATACTTACAGCCAACAACGCTACTTTAACCGGGTTGGCGGTGAGAGCTAATACAAATGGTGGGGGCGGTAGAATTGAGGCAGCGCAATCCAGAGGTAATAATTTCTCCCCCGTACAAACATGGATTTATGATTACTCACGAGCGGGTGTGGAAAAATGGAATATGAGTTTTTCGGCTAATTTTGGGGATGTATCAGCCGATGCCGATTTAAGGTGGGAAGTACGGGTCGGCAGATGGCGTAATACAAATGTCATTACTTCGGCAACATTACTACCGGCAACCGGCCCTAACTTTGTATCCGGCTCACGTTTCCAGCTTTACGGGATACTCTGATGCAACGAGTAGAAATTGATTGCCAGACTAAACAGGTAACGATTGTCGAATTGTCACCCGATGAGGTTGAGGCTATCACTGTTGAGCGTCAACAGAATGAACAACGTGAACTGATAGAACAACGCAAGGCTAACAAGCACCTGATTATTAGTAAGTTGGCAGAGTTACGCGAGATGAAACAAAACCGTGATATTTTCAATGAGGGGGATATATCGGGGTTGCAGGCGGAGATTGACGAATTAAAAAGCCGCCTGTTATAGCGGCTTTCATCATTCTACCCCTTCACTGTGGCCCAAGTTAGGCCATAACCCTTTAGTATCTTTGTGGCAACAGCCTTATAAAACGAGTTGGCCGGTAATGTATGCTGACTGATACGCTCATAGTCCAGTATGCCATTGATAATTTCAACTTGCCATTGCTTCATCCGGGCGGCGTGTAGTTTGCTCATAATTCCACCACCTTTCTCAATTCGTCAACCGTGATTTGACCGGCGACAAAAGCCCGGTATGCCGCGAGCTTCGCTTCAAGTTCGGCTATGCGGGCATCTTGAAACTCAAGGCCAGCGATAAAGCCGGCGCGGTAAGCGGTACTGGCTAGGGTTCTAGGGCGAATTTCATCCAGATCGTGGCCGGACAGTAGTTCATTTCTACCGGCGTTCAGTACTTCGAGTTGCTCTTTCGTTAATTCTCGCATCATTTCTTCCCCTCTCGCGCGTTGTCTGCCAATCCTTTGGCTACGCGGTCTACGACCTCACGGCTGACAACGATTTTTTCAACGGGTAACTGTTTCTCTTGTGACATTGTGATGTTCCTTTCGTGGTTAAGCCTCATCAGACTAGCTAATGAGCAATATAATTTATGGGGCTTGACCCAATGCCCATCTGTCGGGCTTTCTGGTAAGCCTCTTGGCCCCAGATGACTACTTCAGCCCCAAATCCAGATGGGGACGCCTGTAGCTTATGCCCCTCTGGATTAAGCTCGGCAATCAGTTTCCGGCAATCACCAGCCGGAATTTCCCACTTCTTATCCCCCTGAAACAAGACATCTTCTGATGTCCAGAGAGATTCGGATGGGCGTACAATTACCATCGCCCCATCTTGCTCGAATTTTTCCTCTAGTGTAATTTCTCTGCCTTCGATAATCATTTGATAATCTCCTATTCCTGAACTAAAATTGAATTTTGGCTAATCCGACTCACCTGAAACTGAATCCCCTCAAATTCTTGGTCTAAAGCATACTCGACTTCGAGCGTTGACACTGGCCGGTTAAGTGAAACGATTGTGCCGCTTGAAGTGATGTGGGTGGCAAAACCGAGTTGAGAGAGAATTGAGGCAATTATGGGAGTGTTCATTATCCCACCTTCCTAATTGTAAACTCGCCAACTGCGCTACCCCATTTATTGGCGGTTGCAATGGCTTGCGCTTTCTTGGCTATCAACTTTTCGTTAGCCTCAGCCTCACTTGTAGCCTGGTCTACCACGCAGCCGTCTTCAAGAACGTACCATTTTTCAATCAAGCTGAGTTGTTGAGCGATGGCATAGAATGAACCTTGATACTGGTACATTTTGCCATTAAGAGCAAAAACGATTGACAAGCCATTTTTAACTGGTACTCCGCCAACTTCCTTAGAACGGGCGACTTCGGCTTGAGGGTATTTTACTTTTAGGACTTGGGTAAATTCGGCTAAGTTCATTGTAATCTCCTGTATGTTGGCTCTATTATAAGCCATAACGAGGTGAGTTTATAGTGCCATTCGGGCAGACTTTTAGGCCAATTTGATGCCCTTTTGGGCAAGTACCTTACCAGCTATTACCCCTCTTTTGCCACTTTAGCGCCTTGCGATATTCGGCCCGCATCTCCATTGTATCTTGCCAACGTTGCAGCGATCCGATAGATGGCAGGTCAACGAACTGTTGACGGGCTATTCCTACCTCTAAAGCCATCTCGGTTTGGCCGTAAGGGGTTACGTGTGATAAAACCCCGGCAAAGATTACGTGTTGCCCTGTTGGGGCGTTACATTGGGGGCAGGTGGGGTTATTCATTGATAATCCTATCTAAATGCTTGATGGCCGCTTTTTCTTTCAATTCCTGTTCAAGTTGATACCAAGATAAAAATTGTTCTTCCCATTCTTCCCTGCTCATTTCAAGGGAGAAATTATCAGGGTCATTTTTAGCAGACTTGAGCCATTCGGCTTCAAAACGGGCCATTTCATCACGTAAGATATTCAGCCATTCGTGTAATTGCATCACATTACTCCTGATGCCCATCATCGGCAAGTTTTACACCTCCGAGGAGCTTCGATTGCTCCTCGGAGTTTCCAAACAGCGGGTATCAAATCTCGCTGATGAACAGGGCTGGAATGACAGTGCTCCCCGGCCCGGCCTTTACTACGCCCAGCGCGTAGAGCCGTATCTACTACGCCGGGGAATTGATCCTCTCAAACTCAAAGAAGTGAGTTGGGAGTGTCCAGAGGGGGAAGTTTGGGGTACAAATAATGGTTCGTATTAAAAAGGTACTTCCAAAACTTGCCCAATCGGGCAATGAAACTGGTGACTTTAGTACCTAGCATTACCCCTCACAATCGGTTAT